AGCGGCGGTCTTTGTCGCTCCAGCTCCAAGAAGTCCACGAGCCGTTTACGGCAATGCCCCACGACGGGCAGATGCGCCATTCCACGCCAAGATCTGGTGTCAGGGTAGCCCAGCGCAGCAGGTTGGCACGCAGGGAGAGATGATAGTCGGTTGGGGTTTCCAATGGCATGTCGGTAAGTTTATTTTGGTGAGCGGCTTTCTCAGCTTCTGCCTTTTCTGCGGCAAATCGGGCTTCTTCCGCTTTACGTTGCTCTTCGGCAAGCCGTTCCTGTTCGGCACGCTTTTCGGCTGCCAGTCGTTCGGCTTCCGCCTTGCGTCGTGCTTCCGCTTCCGCATGCATTACGGCTGTTTCCTTTACCGGTACCGTCAGGCGCACGGTGACAAAATCACCCTCTGTCGCATGGTTGCGGGTAATGAAATTCTCCTCTTTTATTTCCGCGCGTGTAATCAGTTCGGATTTTACTCGATTGGCACGGATCTTCGCCGTTGCAAGGTTCTCGGCTTCACTGCCCTGCGAATTGCAGTATCCGTCAACCAATAGCGGCAGCTTGCCGTCAAGAATTGTTGCTTTGTTGTTTTCGATACATTCCAACAGGCGGGCAAGTTCCGTGTCATTGCCATTCCAAGGCACGTAGAACATGTCCTTCTGCGGAACGAACCGGAAGGTGTAGGTCGTGTCTGCTTTCTGCTGCGCAATGACAGGAAAAGTTACCGTCATCAGCCACAGAAACAGGGTAAGAAAAGTGATTTTTCTGCTCATATAAACTTGAATTTATTATCTTTGTCTTCTCCAAAGGTAATAAATGCCATTCAGCGCCCAAAATATTACAAAATCTCTGGAATAACCTCGAAAAATGGGAGAAATGACACTAAATGACTTGATTTCTATACCATTACGGTGTCAGATGATGCCAAGCTGAAAATACTGAAAAAGCAAAGAAAAGCAGAACTAAGCAGGAGAATGGTTTGCAAATCATTACCCGCTGAAATGTGATTTTTAACGCATGGCACTGATATTTACTTCGTATGGCTGTAATTGGCTTACAAGGTCTAACTCGTTGATATATAACTTTGCAAACAAAAAAAACGAGTATGGCAAGAAGTACATTCAAAGTGCTGTTCTATGTGAACGGCAGCAAGGAGAAAGACGGTATTGTCCCCATCATGGGACGGGTCACAATCAACGGGACTGTGGCGCAGTTCAGTTGCAAACGGAACATTCTGAAAACGCTTTGGGATGCGAAAGGTAACCGAGCCAAAGGCAAGAGTGTTGAAGCACGGAACATCAACCACGCTTTGGACAATATCAAGGCGCAAATCATCAAGCACTACCAGCGCATATCAGACCGTGAGGCATACGTTACGGCTGAAATGGTGCGCAACGCCTATCAAGGTATCGGCAGCGAGTATGAAACACTGTTGAAAGCGTTTGACAAGGAGAACGAGACATTCAAGAAGCGTGTGGGCAAAGACAGGGTTATAGCTACATATCGGTCACGGGTACGGGCAAGAAACCATGTAGCCGCCTTTATCAAGTCCTTTTACAGACGGACGGATATGTCGATGTTGGAACTTACCCCTGACTTCATCAAGGAGTTTGCCGCATACCTCTCAACGGAAGCAGGATTGCAGAACGGTTCGATATGGTCAAACTGCATGTGGCTGAAAGGTGTGGTCATGAAAGCGCATTACAACGGGCTGATACCACGCAACCCTTTCGCACAGTTCCACATCAGCCCGAATGTAAAGGAACGGGAATATCTGACGGAAGATGAGCTGAAAGCGGTGATGACACACGAGTTTATAGACAGCAAACTTGCTTATATCCGTGACATTTTCGTCTTTGCCAGTTTCACTGCCCTCTCGTTTGTGGATATTCAAGAACTGACCTATGATGATATTGTGGAGGTGAACGGTGAGAAATGGATATTGTCAAAGCGCCACAAGACCAAAGTACCGTACCAAGTGAAGCTACTGGATATTCCGTTGCAGATTATCGAGCGTTACAAATCTCAGCAGGAAAACAACCTTGTGTTTCCCAATCTCAACTATTGGTCGGTATGTAAACCACTGAAAAAGATGATAAAGGAATGTGGTATAACCAAGTCAATATCATTTCATTGCAGTCGGCATGGCTTCGCAACGCTGGCTCTGAGTAAGGGTATGCCCATCGAAAGCGTAAGTCGTGTTTTGGGGCATACAAATATCGTCACAACCCAGCTCTACGCAAAGATAACCATACAGAAGATAGATGACGACCTCACTAAGTTTGGGAACAAACTCAACCAGTCGTTTAACAACATATCAATGGGATGAATATGAAAAGATGTATCATTATAATGGACGAATCCGGCAACATTATCATGCCGGATAATGTCGCTAGCATCTGGATGAGCGAGCCGGAACTTGTGGAGTTATTCGGGGTAATAGCCCCGACACTTCGGGCTTCCATCAGAACCATATATAAAAGCGGTGTCCTGAAAAAATACGAGGTGCAAAAGTATATCCGATTGGATAACGGTTATCATGCCGATGTGTTCAGCTTCCCGATGGTGGTAGCACTTGCTTTCCGTATCAATACTTTTGGTGCGGAACAAGTGCGCAATGCCATTCTTGAAAGGGTGTACTTGCGAAAAGAAAAAATAAATATCTTCTTTTCGCTGGGTGTGAACAGTATGGAAATATCTAAGTATCAAGCATGAAATCTATCAATGTGACGACATGAAGTAATGAACCCATTGCGTATTCCCATTGCCAACAATCTATTCATATGGATAAATAAATGGGTGTATTGCCATTCATGTGAATGAATACGATAAGTCCGAAGAAACAGCCATTGGAGTGGCGCTTCTTCGGGCTTTGTCTATATGCCTCCGAACCAAATACAAGAAAAATTATACGTGAGTCATACATGAGTCATATATCCGTCTTGTACGAATTGCCGAGCTTTGCACTGATTAAACTAAAATGAAGTGCTTATGAAACAAGAAAACATCGCAAAGGAGGAGTTTATCCGGGTAGGCACAACGCTCTACAAATTAGTGAACCAGCCCCGTCTGAACGGCGGCTATGTAAAGAAACGTATCGTGTGGAACAACGAGACACTACGGCAGGATTACGGCAAGCACCATCTCGCCACCGTGCCGAAGTATGACGGTTTCTGCACCGTACCCGAACACGTCAGTTATCAACCCGTGGTCGGCAAGTTCCTCAACCTCTACGAGCCGATAGACCACAAGCCGATGGAGGGCGATTTCCCCTCTATCCGTTCATTGGTGGAACACATCTTCGGGGAGCAATACGAGTTGGGGATGGATTATCTTCAACTGCTCTATTTGCAGCCTATACAGAAGTTGCCCATCCTGCTGTTGGTATCGGAGGAACGCAACACAGGCAAAAGCACATTTCTGAACTTTCTGAAAGCCCTGTTTCAGGACAACGTGACGTTCAACACCAACGAGGATTTCCGCAGCCAGTTCAATTCCGACTGGGCTGGAAAGCTCCTTATCATGGTGGATGAGGTGCTGTTAAGCCGCAGGGAGGACAGCGAGCGGTTGAAGAACCTGAGCACTACACTTTCCTATAAAGTGGAAGCCAAAGGCAAAGACCGTGACGAGATAGCTTTCTTCGCCAAGTTCGTGCTGTGTTCCAACAACGAATATCTGCCTATAATCATTGATGCAGGGGAAACACGTTATTGGGTGCGCAAGATAGACCGCTTGCAGTCGGATGATACCGACTTCCTTCAAAAACTGAAAGCGGAGATACCCGCATTTCTCTACCATCTGCAACACAGGCTGCTATTCACCGAAAGGAAAAGCCGTATGTGGTTCGCACCCTCGCTGCTGCATACCGAAGCCTTGCAGCGCATCATCCGCAGCAACCGCAACCGATTGGAGGTAGAGATGCACGAGCTTATCCTCGACATCCTGGACAGGGTAGGTTCGGATACTTTTTCGTTCTGCCCCGATGACATCCTCGTCTTATTGACAAACTCGCATGTCAAGGCGGAGAGGCATCAGGTGCGGAGGGTATTGCAGGAGCGTTGGAAACTGAAACCTGCCCACAACACACTCACATATACCACCTATCAGGTGGACTACACGAGAGAGTGCCGCTATGCGCCCAAACGTACGACAGGGCGGTTCTACACAGTGACAAGAGAGTTTTTGGAAACATTATGATTCTTTTTTTGATGAATTGATGAATAAGAATATAACAGCATTGAATATCAGTAGAATATACCATCATCAAACCTTAATCAAGAATAAGGTACTGATGAAAATAGAATACAGTATGGACAGACCATGCCCGACATTGCAAATGATGATTTTCTCTTTTCGCAAGCAATTTGATGAATATATGATGAGAGTATATAGTATTATATATCAATATATTAAATATCTAAATTATCAAAACATCGTTTTATCACCCATCATCAAATCCGTAGGAATATATACTATGACAATTCAGGAAGCAAAACAAATCAGCATCGCAGACTATCTGCAAAGTCTGGGCTATTCGCCCGTGAAACAGCAAGGCGAAAGCCTATGGTACAAATCACCTTTCCGGCAAGAAACGGAAGCGTCATTCAAAGTGAACACTAACCGCAACCTGTGGTTCGACTATGGACTGGGCAAAGGCGGCAACATCATCGCACTGGCGCAAGAACTCTATTTCTCCGACCATGTGCCTTATCTGCTCCGTAAGATAGCGGAACAGGCTCCACACGTCCGTCCCGTTTCCTTCTCTTTTCACCAACATGCATCCGAGCTATCCTTCCAACAGCTGGAGGTCGGGGAACTCATACATCTGGCATTGCTACGCTACTTGCAGGAACGTGGGATTGACACCACACTGGCAAAACCGGAGTGCAAGGAACTGCACTTCATCCATAACGGCAAACCTTATTTCGCCATCGGCTTCCCGAATGTGGCAGGAGGGTTTGAAGTGCGCAACCAATTTTTCAAGGGATGCATCGCACCGAAAGACATCAGCCACATCCGGCAGTCGGGAGAGCCGAAGGAGAAATGTCTGGTATTCGAGGGCATGACGGACTATCTCTCTTTCCTCACGTTGAGGAAAAGGAACTGCCCGACCATGCCCAACCTTGACGGGCAGGATTATGTCATTCTCAACTCCACCGCCAACGTGCCGAAAGCCATAGATGTGCTGCACGGGTATAGGCGTATCCATTGTCTGCTTGACAATGACGAGGCAGGAAGAAAAGCGTACCAAGAGCTGGCAATTGAGTTTGACGGACGCATCCGGGACTTCTCCCACAACTATCACGGGCATAAAGATCTGAACGATTTCCTGTGTGGAAAGCGGCAGAATTTAACCGTCAATCCACCACCCCAAAATATCGTTAAACCGAAGAAAAAAGGGTTTGGGTTATAAAGTATCAAACGAGAAAAAACGGGAGCTGCCCGAAATTGCCCCGGTTGGAATCGTGGGGTAGCAAGTTTGTGTTTCGGGACACCCGAAACCGCTTGCCACCCGTCTTCCGAATATCAGGGGCGGCATCCCGTTGGTCTATTCATTAACTATACTGACAACACTTGAAAATGGATAAAAAGGAAGACAAGAAACATAACAAAGGCGGTCGCCCTAAGAAAGGGGCAACCGAGAAACTGACATACCGTGTGGCGGTGAAGCTGGCGGCAGCCGACTACTTCCGTCTGATGACACGGGCGTATGAAGCCGGAGTGTCATCAAGCGAATACATGAGGGAGTGTTTCCGAAACGGTCATGTGAAGGGACGGCTGTCGGAGGAACATGCCGCCCATGTGCGGAACCTGTGTGGCATGGCTAACAACCTGAACCAGCTTGCACGCAGGGCAAATGCAGGGGGCTTCTATGAGGAACGTGATGACTGCAAGGTGGTAGTGGCAAGAATCCATGAACTTCTAACCAAGATTGGGATATGATGGCGAAAATCGTACACGGCAGTAATTTCAAGGGTGTGGTGGACTACATCCTTGACAAGGACAAGGGAGTGCAGATAGTGGCTCATGAGGGCTTGTTCATGGAAAACAAGGACACCATCGCAATGAGCTTCAACATCCAGTCGCAGATGAACGGCAAGGTGGCGAAGCCTGTGGGACACATCGCCCTGAGTTTCTCCAAAGAGGACGAGCCACGCCTGACAAACCATGTCATGGCAGGGATAGCACTTGAGTACATGGAGAAGATGGGATTGCGCAACACGCAGTTCTTCATCGCCCGCCACTTCGACAAGGAGCATCCGCACGTGCATATCGCCTTCAACCGCATAGGCAATGACGGCAGGACCATTTCGGACAGGAACGAGCGGTTGCGCAGCACCCGTATCTGCAAGGAACTTACCTTGAAATACGGTCTGCACATGGCTGGCGGCAAGGAGAATGTCAAGCGCAACCGTCTGAAGGAGCCGGACAGGACGAAGTACAGGCTGTACGACATACTGAAAGCGGAAGTCGGCAGGTGCGGCAACTGGAATATGCTTGTCGCCAACCTGCACCGTCAGGGGGTGAAAGTCCGCTTCAAGCATAAAGGGCATACAAATGAAGTACAGGGCGTGGTCTTCACCATGAACGGCTACCACTTCAACGGTTCCAAAGTGGACAGGCGTTTCAGTTATTCCAAAATTGATGCAGCCTTGCAGCATAACAGGAATGTGGAACGTATGAACAACACCTATACAGCAGATACGCCAAGCGCATCTGCCGACCCTGCAAGAGGTGAACTTTTCAGCGGTTCATTGGGATTGCTGAACGGTAACGGCTTATCCTGCAACGCTGCCGATGCGGAAGCCAATCAGGAGATGGCGGAGATATTGCGCAGGAAGAAGAAACGTAAACGGGGAATGAGATTGTAAAAATATATCCCTAAGTCACATTAACTTACCTTTATGAGACATTTCAAAATGTCTCATAAAGGTAAGTTGCATATATTAAGCCATTCCTAAAAATTTACTCATACGGTCAATACATTTTTTCTTTTGGCTGAGATTGGGATGCACATACAAATTGAGTGTTGTCGCCACATTCGAGTGACCAAGTATAACACTGACGGTTTTATAATCACATTGACTTTCAATACATCTGGTCGCAAATGTATGGCGAAGTCCATGAAAAACCAAATGAGGAATATTAAGCCGTTTTAGCAATCTGCTAAAATAATCACGGTAAGAGCGTGGCTCCTTGGATTGAGTGGAGGTTCCTACTACATATGGAGATTGTGATTGTTTTCTAACCGTTTTCAAGGACTGAAATAGTTGTTTTGAAATAGGAATTTCACGACAAGAGTTCTTCGTTTTAGGAGATGTGTGAATCCTTTCAGTCGTTTTCAACTCGCAATTGTATATTCTGCCAACCGTATGTCTTACAGTAATTATTCTCTGTGTAAAATCTACGTCCTCCCATTGTAAAGCACACACTTCACCAATTCTCATTCCCGTACAAAGGGCTAACAATACACCTATATTTTGCTGTGTAGGTTGTTCTATCAAGTGATTCATCAGTATCCGTTGATGATTCAAGGATAAGGTAGGCAATAATTTGTTTTCCGTATCAGTGGGATATTCGATTTCCCATTCCTCAAAATGGAAAATCCCGTGCTTATTCCCATACTTAACAATGGACTTGAGCACTGCTACCATATCCCTGACGGTTTTCCTTGCTAATCCCGATGCACATTTGTCTATTACAAACTGCTGTACATCACATTCTGCTATTGTTTCCATTGTGCCAAACCATGGCAACAAATGAGTTTGCAATGTAAGCAGATAAGCGCACATCGTGGAGTGTTTCACTATAGGGCGTTTTGCATCACACCATATCTTGGAAACATCTTGAAATGTTTTTTTCTTATTCATAATTTTGAGAGAATTAAAAATATAACTCTCTCAAAATAACATACATTTATCTATTTCCCTTTGAACGGTTATGAGTTTTGCAAAGCATTTCACAATTTTCTATATTAGTTGCCCCACCATTGCTCCATGCTGTCACATGGTCGGCATCCATTTCTGACAGTTTGTAAATGCGGGTCTTATTGGCATTATTCCCTGAAGCACAAAGTGGGCAGTTGGAAACACCCTGTTTCTCTGCCATCTCGGTTTGACGTTTGTAAGCTGTTCTTTTTGTCGATTCTTCAAATATACGAATGTCAAGTAGTTTCTTGTCCATTTCTCCGCCTAACACATATTCATAAATGTTACGGGGGCATTTTACGCTTTCATCTGCCTGTAGGGCTTTTACTCTTTCTGTAACATGGTCAATACTATAAGGAGTGGCATGATATGTTTCATATAACCGTCCCCATTCCAAGCCGCACATATCTCGTTCAACCATTGTGAATGTGGCAGATGTCCAATCAATAACTGAGCGGAAATAACATTCCAACTCACCAGTGGAGGTATCATGACGATGCTGACTCATATAAGCATCTACACTCATTCCTTTGCTGTCGCAAATCCATTTAAGAGCTTCCGCCAAATAATCTTGTCGTTTCACATCCCCCTTGATATAATGACTCCATTTTTGAATTTCCGCATTTTGAGAATTGCTGAATACTCGTTTGGCAGCATTCACGAACTCGCCTGAATAGATGGCATTTAGCAACTCTTGTTCCTTGAGCGGAATACCTACAATGTTGATGGTCTTGAACCACTCCTTAATTTCTTTTTCTTCACCCTCGCATTCATAAACGAGCAGAGGAGATTGCATAATCTTTTGTTGCTGTTCTTCGGGCAATCCCGAAAAATATTGCACATTATCTGATTCGTCCTTAATGGCGAATTTTCCTGTAACAAATCGACCGATAGAGGTAATACGCTGTTGCCCATCAAGCACCTCAAATCGCCCATTTGCTGTACGGTTGAAATAGATTAGCCCGATTGGATAGCCCTTTAGCAGTGATTCTATCACAGCCACATCCCGTTTTCCGTCATTGTAAATGTAATGGCGTTGATACTCGGGTTGGATAGTAAGTTGTCCGTTCAATCCGAACAAACCTTTGCCCTCCAACTCATTATAAGTAAATCCTTTGCAAATGTCTGCAACTGTCCATTCTTTATGTAATGTTGTATTCATGATATTTTAGTTTTAAGATTTCAAATTGCTCCGGACAATACTTGTCTAAGAAGGAAATAGGAACTCCCATTACACCATCATAATCTGAGGGTATAGCATCTGTAAAAGGAACTTCTATAGCATCATAATTGTCGTAATGGTCATAAGAGCTTTTACCTTTCAGTTCTTTATGTTTTGAAAAGCGAAGGTTGTCAGCCATAGTCATTAAAGGTAATGGTTCATGACGGCGTCCGTGGTCTATATTGGTAAACCAACGTACACCTTTTACTCTAATGAATTTACGTCCACTCTCATCTATTCTCCATCCAGCTGCTGCTAACGGATATTCATTAGGGACTTCAAATTCTCTGTCTCCACTATGAATAGAATATCCCAGCCACATTTTATTTTCTTTTATTAATGGGAATGCCTCTTTATAAGTTATGGCATTCATGTTGCCAATAATAATAAATTTTTTATCTGCCTCTACAATCCACGCCAAGAATTCACGAAACAAGGAGAACGGAGGGTTGGTGATAATTATATCTGCCTCATTGCGAAGTTTTGTAACCTCTTTACTGCGGAAATCCCCATCTCCTTCAAGATATTCCCATTGCAGGTCGGCAATATTAACTTTCCCATCACCCGTTAAATCTTTATCGAGAATGAATATTTTGCCCTTAGTCTGTGCTTTTGTTGGGTCAAATTGAGGAGCATCCATCTCAAATAAAGAAGGTTCTGCCAATAATTTCATTTTTTTGGCATCTGGCGCATAACTTGTAGAAATCAGTTTCTTCAACCCCAACTCATCGAACTTTGCCGCAAAAAAGCGGGTAAAGTTACTCCATTCTGGGTCATCGCAAGGAAGCAACACTGTTTTATCTCGAAATACATCAGGATTGTATTCGAGATAGGCATTCATTTCAATTTCAATGTCGTGAAATTGCGTATAGAACTCGTCATTTTTAGCTGCCTTAGCTTCTTTCAAGTTGGTATTTGCCATATAATCTATTTCTTTAATTCATTAGGAATAAGAAGTGAACGAACATCTTCATTTAATATCTCGGCTATTTGATATAGAACATGGATGGGTGGTTGGACTCTGTTTGTTGTATATAGATTGACCATATTAAAGGTCTTTCCAAGTCTATTTGCCAACTCTGTTTGGCTAATACCCTTTGCATCCAATACTTCCTTTATCCGGTTCATACACGTGCTATCTTGTTTAACGAGTGCAAAAGTACAAAATTTTATTTGGTAAACGGGCGTTTTCTGCCATAAAAGTATTACCTTTGCATATAACAATTTTAATTGTCTTCTTATGCAAAAGATACTGATTGACGAAATTAGAATAGATGGATTCCGTGGATTGAAAGATTTTAAAATGAGCCTTTCAGAAACTACGGTACTGACCGGCATGAATAATGTCGGGAAAACCTCTGTTTTAAAAGCTCTACAGCTGTTGTTTGGAAATAGCTCGTTCCTTTCAACAGAAGATTTACACATTGACAAGAACGGCAAATCAAATTGTATCATTGTTGATGCCAAAATAGTAGCAATTGATAATGCTGGAAAACGTATCCCAAATTTCTCAGATGTATGGGAAATTGCATTTGGTGCGGATAATATAAAAATGGATGCTGAAGAACACGCCTATGTGCCTTTGCGTGTTAAATACACTTTTCAAACACTTCAGAATTCATTTAATAGGGATATGCAAATCTTGAATGAATGGGACTCTGCAGGCATCGCTTGGCAAGATTTGAAAGGTAAAAAATCCACTGTTAAGGGAGATTATTTTCAGTTCCACTATTTGGATGCTAAACGAGATATTCAGGATGATTTAAAAGCCAGAACCTCTTATTTAGGTAAAATGCTTGGTGATGTAGTTAGCAATTATGACCCGAAAGATGTTGCTGAATTAGAACAAAAAATAAGTTCTTTAAATGCAGAAGCCATAGAAAAGAGTGATGTGCTTAAAAATATTCAGGAATCACTAAAAGGGATTGACGCTACAATGGACTCTTCGGGCAAGGTCTATGTTTCACCTTTTGCTAAGAAATTGCGAGATTTGAACAAAAGCTTGACGATTCATTATGGAACGGAGGATAGTAGTTTTACAATGGACTATCATGGCATGGGAACTAGGAGTTGGTCTTCCATGTTGTCGTTTCGGGCTTTTGTAAAGCAAATGTGCGATAGCAAGAAGCCGGAAGACGAGGCTTTTTTGCCGATTATAGCTATAGAAGAACCTGAAGCGCATTTGCATCCGAATGCACAGAAGCAACTCTACAAACAGATGAACGAAATGCCGGGCATTAAAATAATCTCAACACATTCTCCGTATGTGGCTGCATGTGCGGAATTGTCAGAGCTGAGAGGTATGTATAAAGCCGCAGAGAAGACTATTTGTGGAAGTTTGCCCGTTGCAGAACTAACACCAGAGGAACAAAGAAAAATCAGACAAGCCGTATTGACGAGCAATGGCGAACTGTTGTTTGCCAAAGGTATTGTGTTGGGAGAAGGTGAAACAGAAGTACAAGCTTTACCTATTTTCTGCCAGCAACATTGGGGATTGACTCCCGTTGAGTCCGGTCTGTCGTTTGTCGATGCAAAGGGGTGTGGTAATTATTATCCGTTTGTCGTCCTTGCTGATGCGTTCAAAATACCTTGGTACATTTTCTCGGATGGTGAAGCAAAAGCCCAAAAAGAACTCAAAAAACTTTTGGAAAGGATCTATAATGAAGATAAGGAACTGGCAGAACAGAAGAATATTTTCCTCATTCCCGATGAAAAGGATTTTGAAGGAATGCTCCTTGACGATGGGTATAAGGATGAAATAGAAAAAGCTATAGAACAATTGAAAGGAGAAGGCTATATTGATAAATTTATTAGAGAAAATAATCATAAGCCTAAGAAACGAGAAAAGACTTCTAAAGTGTGTGAAAGTTGTCATCAGAATATTTTTGTTGATATAGAACGAATATATGATAATGAAGATGGCCGACTGACAGCTTTGGATGATATAATGGAGAAAAACAAGGCCCAGTTAGGTCCGGTGTTGGCAAATTGCATAATTGAAAGCGGAAAAACATTACCTCCATTGGTAATTAAACTATTTGATGGAATAAAAAAGGACATATGCCATGTGTAAGATAAAGTTATCTTCTAAACAACAAGAAATTGCATCATTGAAAGATGGCGCAATTTTAGTACGTGCAAGTGCCGGTAGTGGCAAGACAAGAGTACTTGTTGAGCGTATAAAGATGTTGGCTGGTATGACTAAACGTAAGGTTCTGGCGATTACGTTTACCAACAAAGCTTGTGAGGAGATTAGAACAAGACTTGCGGAAGTGGATGAAAATCTGCTGGAACATGTTTTTGTTGCAACTTTCCATGGTCTGTGTGAGTCAATCATTGAAAGCCATATCGCCGCTACAAGATTTGTGACAATGCCGCAAATCTTTGCAGATGACGACAGAAAAAAAATTTTGGAAGAAACAATTACAGAAACTCCATCATTGAGCCAGTGGTATAGGGGGCTGAATGATAAAGAACGTAGGGAAACTCTTTATCGGGCATTGGATAATATCAGTCTTATAAAACGGTCTGTGATTTTAGATGATGAACTGTCTAAGGTTATTAAAGATGGACAGATGCGTAATCTATATTTAAGTTATAGAGAGCAGATGGATTCGCTAAACGCAATTGATTTTGATGATTTGTTGCTTAATGCTTACCAATTACTGATACATAACCCAAGAATTGCAGACTTATATCGAAGAAGTTTTACATACATTTGTGTGGACGAGGCACAGGATTTAAACAAGGCTCAATACATGGTTCTTCGTGCGATTACTGGTAGCGAGCATAAGAACGTAATGCTGGTTGGCGACACCAAACAATCTATATATGCCTTTAATGGATCAAGCAGTAAATATATGGATGATTGGTTTGTGAATGACTACACCCCGACCATATATAACCTAAATGAGAATTATCGAAGTGCTAAGGCGATTTTGGATTATGCACAAAAGGTAGTGCATGATGACACCTTAGATGTAACCTTACCTTATACGGGCGTTTGTAAGGAATATGCTTATGATACACCATGTGAGGAAGCGCAAGAAGTAGTAAGTGGTATAAAATCATTGGTTGGTACTGAAATAGAAGGTTATGACGGGAAATTGAGCTATTCTGATATTGCAGTACTTGCTAGAAATAAATTCGTTCTTGGAAAGATTGAAGAACAATTAAAGAGTAGTAACTTGCCATATCATTATAAAACTACGGGAGCAGGTCTGGAATTTGCATCCACTGCTGCTAAAGCCTTTGATTTGGCTATGGTAGTACGAACCAATCCCTATGATAGACTGCATCTTGATATGTTGCAGTCTATAGTAGGCGTGAGCCATTGCAAATCATTAGAACAAGTCGTAGAAAGTATTAGCGATGCATTCTTGAAAGAAGTCGTGCAGCAAGCCTCACTATTGGAAGATGATGGTAGTAATATGTATCAAACCATCAAATCTGTATTGAATACTTTAAAAGCCTCTAATGCTTCGGAATTTAAATCAACAGATGAAGCTTTGGCTGTTTTTGATGAATTTGAATTATTAAAACATCATTGGAGCTCTTATGCTAAGAGTGTAACAAACTATTCTTTGTCTGCTTTTCGTAATGCAATGTCGTTGGGGCAAACTTCGGTTGCTTCTTTGGATGTAGAAGGGGTTACATTGAGTACGGTTCACACTATGAAAGGTCAACAAGCTGTAGTAGTATTCCTTGTGGGTATGGATGAGGGTACATTCCCCGATTACCGTGCTATAAAAAAAGGGAACAATAGCATTGAAATGCAACAAGAGAAAAATAACCTATATGTTGCAATTACTAGAGCTCAAAGACATCTTTATATTTGTTACCCTCAAAAAAGAAAGATGCCTTGGGGCGATTGGTCTCCAAGAAAAAAATCTAGTTTGCTTCCCAAACAAACGATTGTATAAACTGATTGTTTAGGGCAAACGAGATATGTATCAGACGTCAATTTAGAAACATCAATAACGGTATAAACAGAGAATACCTCAAATTGGAGAAAAAAACTCCATTGCAATTTGAGGTATTCCAGTTTTTATTGCTACCTTTGTTCTATACGAGTGACAATGAAAGCAACTCACAGGGTAGTGTAAACTGAACTGTGTCACGGCTCTGTTTTTTATTCTTTCCCTCTTATTTGTGTGCAGATTTCACATCTGCAT